CTTTTTTTTCGATTCCTGTGCTAGCTCTGCTAGCTGTGCTAGTATCCTAGCTGTGCTAGCTCTGCTAGCTGTGCTAGTATCCTAGCTGTGCTAGTATCCTAGCTGTGCTAGCTGTGGATAACCTGTGGTGTTCTGTGCTAGCAGGGCTAGCTGTGGATAACTAAGGGGTCTCGATTGAAAAAATGGAGAAAATTTATGAACCCTCACGTTAACAAAAGATCGCATGCGTTACCCCCGTGGGGGCACCTCATGGCCACCTCTCGTACCCCCTTTGCACAAAACAGCTGAGGTTTACCCACGGTGCCCTAAGGGTTAACCGAAGGACACTTTTTGGTATCTATGGAGGACTTTTGGTAATCCTTAGTGATTTAGTCAGGTATATAAGACATAATCTGTGGTTGTGATAGCTGTGGGCTACCCTGTGATAGCTTTGGTGATGCTGTGCTAGCTCTGCCTATATAAAGAATGGTGATAGCTGTGGTGATAGCTGTTGCATCTTAAGTTTTCCTAGTATCACCTAGGGTTTGTTCCTATATACAGTCATTTGTGCATTCTTTAATATTCGCAGTGTCAAGCAACAGCTGACGATGTCTATTAAAAGATGGAGAATATCATGCTAGTTTCCAACCTTCTCGGTCATAAGAACCAGTTCATCATCAATGATTGGGATGCCTACTATTTCCAGTCGTACGACACGATGATGTGCAAAGTCGTACAGGGTGACTTAGGTGACAACTTCAAAATGATTGAAAACTATTGGTCAGCGACCACAGGCAAGCACATGAAAGCCTTTTTGGAAGAGGTTTATTTGTGGGATGTTGTCGCAGATCTCATCCATAAGCACAAGGTTTTTAAGAACCTTAAGGACTTCATGGAAAGAGTGAAAACAGTTGAGCTATTTTTGTTGGCTGTCACGGTAACCTACAAAAACCATATGGGCGAAACTGAAACATTTACGTGTACGGCGCCCTTGACTGAGTAAATATATATGATCCCTTGCAACCTCAGGGGATCACAATATATTCACTTAATAACCTAAGGGGGTCATTATGAAGTATCATCTTAATTCATTTACGGATGAATCTGAGGCTACTAAGTATCCTAACAGTGTATCAGTTTTATACTGTGTTAATGGGGATTTGATTATTGGAAATACTTACAGAGATACAATCCCATTAAAGTTACTCAAAAAATATATCAAGATTGTTAAACTGTTACTCGGTGACAATATCGAGGCTATCATTAAAGTTAACTATTAACTCACAACATAAAAGGATTCTTAAAATGCACACTAATAATCCCACCATCATCAACATGACAAAAGTCATCAAGACAAAATTTGTTCTTCCCTCAGGAAATTGGTTTAGTGGTTTCACTTGCAATACAGCAACTAAGACTGTTTGTTTTAACTACCGTGACAGAAGACGTGACGGGCAGATTGCAAGAAAATACACGATTAAATTTAATGATGAACTAAAGGTTACAGATATCATTGCTGTATCCATTAAAGGTAGCAGAATTGAGCGCTTTGGTAATTGCAGGGCTGAAAAGCTCTGTAGAGAGCTCCTCATGAGGGCCTTAGATTCTCAAAAGCAAAAAGAACAAGAAGAAAAAGAACAACAAGAAGAAATCCCGTATTTTAAAGAATCACCTACTAAGTGGTATCTCGGTCCTATTTTCTTCGTAATAATGTTCCTAGCCTATTTAGGTCTATTTATCCTTGCGCTATATAACGTAAGACTTTGACAAATATTGGGTGTTAAAGTGAAAGTAATCCTCCTGCCTAAATCCTCAAATGCAAAGACCGGAAACGTTATTCAGTCTTACTCGTCCCGGAGCACCTGCCCTGAGAGGTGTCCCTTTAAAGATGATAAAGGGTGCTATGCTGATGGACTTCGCACATCCCGTATATGGGACAGGTGCGAGAATCCGAAGGATGCCCGTTTTATAAGCAACGAAAAGGAACTGAAAGTTGCTCTTACGGGCTTCCTTCTGGAAAGGACCTACAAAGACCCAAGAGCAAAGGTTCTTTTCCGTCACAATGTGGCAGGAGATATTGCTATAAAGGGTACATCTACGATAGATGCAAACATTGTAAAAGCACTGTCTAATGCTGTGGAGTTTGCGAACTCGATTTCCACAGGGAATTTGATGGGCTATACCTATACACACTGTGAGATCAGTGCGAACTCCGCTAAGGTGATACATGAAGCCGCTTCTAAAGGGTTTCTAATCAACGCAAGCTGTGAGACTGTGCGGGAAGTCCTGCATGCAAAAGGGTTAGGCGTTGATGCTGTCATTACCTCAGTGAAACCAGAAAAAACAATCAGAGAACTAAAAGACAACGGCTTACACGGTGTGCAGTGCCCAGCACAGTTAGGACAGCTAACAAAGCTAGGACAAGTTACCGAAGGGATGACCTGTGAGAAGTGTAGGCTATGTAGCTTACACCGTGAGGCTATAGTAATCTTTGAGGTACACGGTCGTGCCCATAAGAGAGCTACTAAAGTAATCATGCTTAAACAACAGAATAGCAGTAAATAATATTATGACTATTGAAGATATCACTGAAGCTATAGCGGAAAACTATAGCGATACGGATCAGTGGGAAGCTACTGATAAAGCTAAAACTATTATGATGGAGCTAGATGATGATGAATGATGCTAAAGACACTAAGCCTGTGGCGGGTTCTCCAGAAGAGGCTACGCACTATCATGGTGCGGTGGAACCTATTGAACTCATGCAATCTATCCTAACGCCTGAGGAGTTCAAAGGATTCCTAAAGGGAAATGCTATCAAGTATGCATTCAGGGCTGGTAGGAAGGCAGGAGAGACTGCAGAGAAAGACAGAACCAAGTTTATAGTATACTCTCAGTGGCTCCATAAATATGAGCTATACGGTATCATTGACTAACCAACCCTAGGATATAACTACAAAATAATATAACGTACACTCTTAGAGAGAAGAGAGAAGGGGTACCTAAGGTTAACCCTAGGTGTTAACCTAGGTACTCTTACATTAACACCTATAACAATTATCTTTATAAACCTTATAAAGACCTATAAAGACTTACTAAAGGTATCCCCCATGTCTTACTATGAAAACGCAGATAAGTTCTCTATCGATGAGAACAACTACGATGACATGTGTCTTAAATACGGTAAGTACCGTGTTGATCGTGAAATTGATTTGGAACTTGAAAGCAAAGACAACGCCTACAATGCTTTCATGTCTAAGCGTAATAAGGCTATCTCAGACAATAACCTAGCCAACATAGGTACTACTAAAGTACTCTTGTCTGAGACTATTCCTGCTATGGTTAAGGGTCTTGATGCATGGTTTGCTAAAGTCAACAATGGGAAGTGTGGTAAGCGTCATAGAGCCGCTAGTCTTGCAAATACTCTCAAGTCTGAGGAAATTGCATTCATTGTCTCTAAAACCATCCTGTCTAATACGATGTACCGCATTGGCCTTACTAATCTTTCGGTAAAGATTGGGGAAGCTATTGAGGATGAAGTAAGATTCAATACTATCCTTGCCTCAATGTCTCCTAAGGAAGTCCAATCATTCAAGGTAGGCATGAACAAGCGTATTGCCTTTCAGTTCAAAAAAAGGTATGCCATTCAGAAGGAGAAGCATCTTGCCGATGAAGGTAGGGTACAGTTGTGGAATAAATGGAGTCCCTCCGATAAGTTCAATGTTGGCATGAAGATGGTTGAGTTGTTTGCTCTTAGTACCAGCCTAATACACATCGTAAAGGTGTTTGTTAACGGGAACATTAAGTATTTTGTAGAGCTTGACGCAGATGTAGCGAAGTACGTTGACTATCAGGACAACTACCTCGCAGATCTCATGATGGAACATCGCCCTATGGTTATCCCACCCAAGCCGTGGACTAACCCCTTTGATGGTGGTTACTACATCAACCTTAAGAAGCCCTTACAACTTGTCCGCATGTCTGCTAAGGACTGTGATGCTTTGTACTCTGATGTTGACATGCCGAATGTTTACAAGGCTGTGAATGCTATTCAGGACACCGCATGGCACATTAACAATCGTGTCTTAGAAGTGGCTAATGCTGTTTGCTCATGGGAACATATCCCTGAGGCTCTGGAAATGCCTACGGCGAATCCTGCAGAGCCTCCTGTACGCCCTATCGAGGCAGACACCAATAAAGACATCCAACGTGAATGGCGGCAAGCTATGACATCCTACTATCAGGAGGACAACAAACGTAAGGCTAAGCGTATTCTTGTTAACTGCATCCTCAAGCTTGCCAACGACTTCAAGGATGATGAAGCAATTTATTTCCCTCATAATCTTGACTTCAGAGGTCGTGTCTATCCTGTTACCCTGATTCACCCCCAAGGCAATGACTTTATGAAATCAATGCTTGAGTTCTCCGAAGGTGTGGAACTTGGTAAGGATGGTCATACGTGGCTTGCCTTCCAAGGTGCAAACATGTGGGGTCTTGATAAGAAGCCCATTGAGGAACGCATTGCATGGGTTTACGAGAACTCTGATATGATCATCAGCATTGCAGAGAAGCCTTTGGATAACCTGCAATGGACTGAGGCAGATAGTCCGTGGGAATTCTTAGCCTTCTGCTTTGAATGGAACGAGTACCTCAAGATCGGGGAAACCTTCAAGTCTAAGCTTGCTGTAGCCTTCGATGGCTCCTGCTCTGGCTTACAGCATTTCTCTGCGATGCTTCGGGATGAAGTCGGTGGGGAAGCCGTCAACCTCAAGCCTGACGATCATGTCCATGACATCTATGGCATCGTTGCGGAGAAGGTTAATGAACTCCTTAAGAAGGACATGCAGGAAGGTACAGATGACACCATAGAAGCCACTGAGGATGGTTCTAGCTATCTTAAGAAGGGTACCAAGAGCCTTGCAAAGGAATGGCTTGATCATGGGGTTTCCCGCAGTGTTACCAAGCGTCCTACGATGACCCTTTGTTATGGTGCTAGCAAGTTTGGGTTTGCAGATCAGATCCTTGAAGATACTGTCTACCCTGCTCTTGCCCATAATCCCCTGTCTTTCTCTAAGCCATCTCAGTCTGCTCGTTATATGGCAGGTCTTATTTGGGATTCCCTGAAGGGCGTTGTAGTGAAGGCTGTGGAGGCTATGGAATGGCTTCAGACTGCCTCAGGACTACTTGCAAAGGACAAGAACATTGAAGGTAAGAACCTTCCTACCACTTGGATTACTCCTGCAGGTTTCCCTGTGAAGCAGAAGTATCCTAAAGTCCGAGTTAAGCGTCTTAACACTGTCCTGGCTGGTTCTATCAAGATCTTTGATACTACCTCAGGTTCTACTGAGGAAGCTACCAATGGTTCTGTCTTGCGTCTTGCCTTTGCAGAACCTACTGATGAGATTGACAGTCGCAAGCAGAAGCAGGGCATCGCTCCTAACTTTGTTCACAGCATGGACGCATCTCACTTGATGCTTACTGTTTGTGCTTGTGTTGACAAGGGTGTCAATGCCTTTGCGATGATCCATGATTCCTACGGTGTCCCTGCAGGTTATGGCTCTATCATGTTCACAACTGTCCGAGAAGTCTTTGTAAGCACCTACACGGAGAACGATGTACTGCAGGATCTCCATGATCATATCTGCAACCTGTTGTCTCCTAAGATGCTCAAGGATCTCCCCGAAGTACCAACCAAAGGCGATCTGGATCTTGATTGCGCTAAGGAGTCTATGTATGCATTCAGCTAGTACACTAGCATTCAGCTAGTACACTAGCATTCAGCTAACCTTTAGTATAACGTACACTAGTAGAGAGAAGCTAGTTCACTAGCAGAAGAGCATATAAGCCTCTCTCTCTACTTTTTTCATATCTTACTTAATAAAACGTACACTAGTAGAGAGAAAATCTCTCTTAAGTACACACAAAGGAAACACATACTATGAACGATATTCGACTTACAACTCCCAAGGGCTATGCACAGTATCCGTACCTTAAGGATCCTGACACCAAGTTCAATCCTGATGGGGACTATAAGGTCAATCTTGCAATGGACGACAACGAAGCTACTGGCAAGCTCATCGCAAAACTTCAGCAGATGCTCGAAGACTTTTACGATAACGATGAGGAAGTTGCTAAGGCCATTGCTAAGGGTCGCAAGGTTGTCATGTCTGACATCTACGAGAAAGATGAAGAAGGCCGCATTGTCTTGAAGTTCAAGCAGAAGGCTAAGATCACAAAGAAGAATGGTGAAAAGATCGATATCAAGCTCCCGCAGTTTGACTCCCGTGGTAAGCCCATGGAAGCGGCTAACATTGGCCGTGATTCTGTCATCAAGATCAACTTCTCTGTTCGCCCGTACTATCTTCCGACTACCAAGACCTGCGGGTTGTCTCTCCGTCCTGTGGCAATTCAGGTAATTGAACTACATGAGTTTACCGGAGGTGGTTCTGCGGAATCATATGGATTTGGTGATGAGGGGGAAGGCGGCTATGAGGCTCCCCCTAAGGAACCGTGGGAAGACGATAGCGCTACTGATGACGAAAGCCCCTCGAATTTCTAAATAGGAGAAAACCATGACTTACAAGTTCACTGAAGAAGCCATCAAAGACGAGCACAAGTTTGCCCTTGTCTCTGAATATACCCGTGAGGTTATTCTTAACAAGATCAATGAGGAGATCAAGGATCGAGGTACTTCATTTTTATACTTCGTTCAGATTGCTGGTGAGTATCTGACATTCAACAATAGGGAATTGAATGCGCTTCCGATCTCAAGTGTCAAGTTCTTCGTAAACCACAGTGATCTTGAGGATATCCCTGAACCACTTAAGGAACTAGAGGCAGGGATTTGGATTGACGTGCGGGATCTCAAGAACTATGATCTTTCTGAAGCAATTAGTGATGCTTATGTCGTAGTTGCAACTGCTTCAGGTGATGAACTTAAAGGTAACTTTATGTCACACACTTCCCCTTATGTAGTTGGTAGTCTTATCAATTCCAAGATGCTTGAGATTGTTTCTCTTGATGATAATTCTTACGACCTGTACATGTTTGATCGAGTCATGTTCATCCCATCTGCCGCTAAGACTAAGAAGGAAGGATAACCTACATGACAACCCGAAAGTCCGCCTACAGTTACATGAAGCGGCATGATGCGGGTACTTATAGGTCAGGTCTTGAGGAGGCTAACAGCGATCTCCTTAAGACCTTTTCTATTGAACCTAAATATGAGCAATACTATCTTGAGTATGTAGTACCCGAAAGCAAACACAGATACACCCCTGATTTCGTACTTCCCAATGGAATCATCATTGAGACTAAAGGTGTATGGGACGCAGAAGACAGGAAGAAGCATCTCCTCATTAAAGAGCAACATCCAAGCCTAGACATTCGTTTTGTCTTTAGTAGGTCAGCTACTCCTATCTACAAGGGATCTAGGACTACCTACGCATCATTCTGTGACAAGAATGGGATCCCCTATGCAGACAAAAGGATACCTGAGGAATGGCTTAAAGAGCCTGTAAAGAAAATACCTAGGGGTATTCTGTTTAATAAAAACAACAATAATAAAAGAAGTAGTATTAGTAAAAATGACTGTTAACTTTAAGAAACCACATATTGAGACCCATAAGAGTTTCATCAAGTATAAGACAAGGACTGAGACTAAGTTTATTGTTGTCCATTGTTCTGCGACACAACCTAAAAGTTCCTATGACTGGAAGACAATTGATCAGATGCATCGACAGCAAGGGTGGTTAGGTATTGGCTATCACTTTGTTATTAAGACTGATGGAACTATCCAAGAGGGTAGATCTCTGGATTCCATTGGCTCACACGTTAAAGGTCATAACAGTGATTCCGTAGGCATCTGCTTGATTGGTGGTATTGATTGTAGTGGCAAGTCTGTTGATAACTTCACTAAGGAGCAGAAGGATTCTCTCAGGGTTCTTATTGATTACCTGAGAGGTGTCTATCATGATGAGGTTACTGTATGCGGTCACAGAGATTTTAAAGGTGTGCATAAGGACTGCCCCTGTTTCGATGTTAAAACTTGGTATGGTACAGGGGCTAAGTACGTTAAGTTCTCCAATGAGGATGGAGCTTTTCTGAATAAGGTAGGACTGTCTAAGGCAGACTTTGAGGAATACAATGGCAACATTGAGGATATCCAAGAAGGTGATCTTGTCTACTTAGGCTATAATGAATAAAACGTACACTAGTAGAGAGAAGCAATGCTTAGATATCTTAAAGCGTTTCTCATTGGTGTAGCCTTCTTTATTGGTTTGTACCTAGGGTCTTCCTATGAAGAGAACAAATATAGGGAGATCCTAGTATCAACCCAGAAAGAGTACATTGCAAAGCTTGATGAGGTAACCAAAAGAAAAGATGCAACGATTAACTTACTTCTTAAAGACATGGCTACCACTGATGCTTTGCAATCTGCTCTTGATAAGCGGATTAACAGGTTGCAGTACAACATCAACAGTGGAAACAAGGCCATTATGCAACATACCAACAGAGTTACTGCAGAGTCAGTCATCACGTGTAGACAACTATTGTCAGAAGGTGCAGAACTACACGGAGAAGGTGTTAAAATACTCAGAGACACCAACAGACGACTTGAAGCAATAATTAACTTACATAAAGAATAGTTTTATTGGCTATTGATAGTATCCCTTCTCGCTATTAGAGAAAGTGGAGAAAGCCTTAGCCTTCAGATAGACAGAGTAGCAAAATAGGTTACTGCAAGCTATAACCAAGGCCAATTACAGGTTCGAGTCCTGTCTCTGTCTAGTTTTAACTCTCCTTAGCTCAGTTGGATAGAGCATATGCCTTCTAAGCATACGGTCACAGGTTCGAATCCTGTAGGAGAGACCAAATTTTATAGAGAGGCTTTTATGCAGACTAAGGAAGAACTTGATCGTAGTGAACGTGCTTGGGAATCCCGTTGGGAACAAGAGTACGAAGAGTATCTTGAATCTCTTGATGAAGAAGATGAGGAAGATGACAACAATGAGGACGAAGAAGAATGAATATTTGTACTGCTAAGTGTCTTGTTCATTATGAAAACCTGTGGACTTTCGAACTGATGTATCCCCGATATATCCACAGTGAGTTCATGACACATCGTGTCTTCTCACGCAATGCTAGTAGCTCTCGTGCTATTCCTGTGAAGCGTATGATTGAACAGGTGCGAGATAACCCTGTAGTTCCACCTAAGGTCTACATGAATAAGGCGGGTATGGTAGGGGATGTAGAAGCTCCTCTTGATGTAACTGCTGACTTCTATAATCTTTGGCTTGACGCGGCTAGTAACGCCGTTGAGATAGCTAAGAATATGGAAAAGCTCGGTATCCATAAGCAACACGTTAACCGTATCCTTGAACCCTTCCAGTTCATTAAGGTGATTGTTACGGCTACTGATTGGTACAACTTCTTTGTTCTTAGACTTGCACCTGATGCACAGCCTGAGATGCGAGAACTTGCAAGTGCAATCTACGATGAGATGAATCGTTACCATAACAAGGCTGTAGGTGTCCTTGAGCTTGACAAAGAGCATACTGTGGTATCCCTTCCGTACATCACTTATGAGGACGTTAAGGAGATCGGAAAGGAGATCGGAAAGGAGATCGGAAAGGAAGAGTATCATCTCCTTATGAAGATCTCTGCCGCTCGCTGTGCCCGTGTTAGCTATAATAATCATGATGGCTCTAAGCCTGATATCAAGAAGGACCTTGAGCTGTATGAGCATCTCTATAGTAGTCGTCACATGTCTCCTATGGAGCATGCTTGTATTCGAGATGAAGATTATCGTAAGAATGCTAATCTGAATGGTTGGAAGAGTTTGCGTTATCTCATTGAAACCCACGAATATCCATAGTAAATCATGAGAAACTATCAAGAGAGTACATTTCTTTATCATGAACCTTGCCCTAAATGTGGTTCCTCTGACGCCTGTGGTGTCTTTAGTGATGGCCACCGTTACTGTTATTCTTGTAATTCTTATTTTAGAGCTGATGGGAAAGTAATTGACAATGGAAAAGTAATCCATAAAAAGGAGAATTCTATGAGTAAGGAATGTATTCCTCTTGATGACCTTAAGGTGTCTTATCTTTCTGCAAGGAAGCTTAATCAGGACACCTGTTCCAAGTTCAAGTACATGGTAGGTGACTATAAAGGTACTCCCTGTCAAGTAGCTAACTACTATGATGACAGTGGGAACATCGTAGGACAGAAACTGAGGTTTCCTGACAAGTCTTTTGCAGTCCTTGGTAAGATCTCTAATCGTCTTTTTGGTTCTCAGTTGTGGTCTTCAGGCAAGAAGATCGTGATTACTGAAGGTGAGATTGATTGCCTTACTGTGAGTCAGCTTCAGTCCAACAAATGGCCTGTTGTGAGCATCCCTAATGGTGCTCAAGCGGCTAAGAAGGCTATTGAAGCTAACCTTGAATACCTTGACAAGTTTGAAGAAGTGGTTCTCATGTTTGACATGGATGAGCCCGGTCGTAAAGCCTGTGAAGAGTGTGCCAAGGTGTTGCCTGCAGGTAAGGCATTCATTGCTAACCTACCTTTGAAGGATCCTAATGAGTGCCTACTTGAAGGTAAAGGTAGTGATGTTATTCAGGCTATTTGGAATGCAAAGCCTTATAGACCTGATGGTATTGTTGCAGGTACAGACCTGTATGAGAAGTGTGTAACCGATATTGACGACCTTAAGGATTCTGTAGAGTATCCTTGGAAGGCACTTCAGAACAAAACTAAAGGGGCTAGACATGGCGAACTATATGTCTTCACCAGTGGAAGTGGCATGGGAAAGTCAACCATCCTCAGAGAGCTTGAATACTACTTTGGTGTTCGGCGGGGAGAACTATGCGGAATTGTTGCTCTTGAAGAATCTACTCGTAAAACTGGGTTGGAACTCATGTCAATTCACCTTAATAAGCGACTCATACTCGATCCTGAGGGTACAGATGAAGATGAGCGAAGCCGAGCTTTTAAAGATACAATTGGGAACGGAAGATTCTTCCTATACGATCACTTTGGGTCTCTTGATTCAAATAATTTGCTTAGCAAGCTCCGCTATATGATCGTTTCATTAGGATGCAAACGGATCTTTCTTGATCACATTTCCATTGTGGTCTCTGGTATGGATACCGATGAGGATGGGGGTGAACGCAAGGCAATTGACAAACTAATGACTAACCTACGTTCTCTTGTTGAGGAAACAGGTGCTACAATGTTCGTAGTATCGCATCTTAAGCGTCCTGAAAAGAAGGGCCATGAAGAGGGTGCACAGGTGTCTCTTAGCCAACTTAGAGGCTCTGGGGCTATTGCACAGCTCTCTGACATGGTGATTGGCCTTGAGAGAAACCAACAGGGTGATAACCCTAACGTGTTGACTATTCGCGTGTTAAAGAATCGCTTTAGTGGTGACACTGGTATCAGTGGTTACCTTTACTATAATCAGGACACTGGTAGGCTCTCTGACTATGAAGCAGATCCTGAGTGTCCATTTGAGGATGAAGAAAATGAGTTTTAAAGAGTTTGTTTACCCACTTACTTTCTGGTATTATGACAAGGACCTGTCCCTTACGGACCGTGCCATCGCAGGCTTTTTTCTTATCCTGTTACTCCCTATTGCCCCTGTGATTTTAGCCTCTGAGCATGAGAATTCTGTCACGTACAGTGCCCTAAGCTCTCTGATATTCAAGATCTACGTGATTGCTATGTGGGTGATTACAATTACAGGTATCTCACTTCTAGTGTTTCTGTAGGATATAGTAGCAAAGCTATTTAAGGAATAGAAAATGCCATTGACAATTAAAGACAACTTCGTTGTATTCGATATTGAAACTGATGGGTTGCTTGACACAACCAAGAGGTTTTGGTGTGGTTGGATATATGACTCTTATACTGATTTATACACTGGTTACACTGATCTTGATGGGTTATTTGAAGCTTTGAACAAGTATGGCACTAGCGGGTATAACATCGTAGGCCATAATATCTGCAAATTCGATATCCCAGCTCTTAAGAAACTTAAGGGTGAGAGGTTTACATTTGATGTTCGAGATGTCTGTATTGACACCCTTGTTCTCTCCAGATTGATCTATTCTAACATTAAGGACACTGACGTTGGTCTTATGCGTACTGGCAAGCTCCCTAAGGCTCTCTATGGTTCCCACAGCTTGAAGGCTTATGGTTACCGTATGGGCGAACTGAAGGGCACCTATGGAGAAAAAGAAGACGCATGGGACAAGTTCACTCCTGAGATGTACGAGTACAACAAGCAGGACGTTGTGGTTACCCTTAAGCTCTTCAAAAAGTTAATGTCTAAGGGTTACCCTTTGAAAGCCATTCAGCTTGAACATGATATTGCTTGGGTAATGGCTAAACAGGAACGCAATGGCTTTGTTTTTGATAAGGATGCGGCAGTAAAGCTCTATGCTGATCTCTCTGCTAAGAGACAGGAGATCTATGATAGCCTTGTTACTGAGGTAGGTTCTTGGACTGTCTACAAGGGTGATAAGGTGTACAAGCGAGATAACGCTAAGAAAGGCATTAAGGCAGGTGTTCCTTATCCTCAGTACGAGGAGGTGACCTTTAATCCTAACTCTCGTAGTCATATCGCTAAGGTTCTTATGGATCGAGGTTGGGATCCTCCTGAGGTTACACCTACGGGTGCACCTAAGGTTGATGAAGATACCCTGCAGTCTGCTATGGATATCTCATTGACACCTAAGATTCTTGAGTACCTGTTGATTAACAAGCGTATTGCACAGCTTGCTGAGGGTGATAATGCTTGGCTTAAGCTTATGAAGGAAGATGAAGATGGATACTATCGCATTCATGGCTCTGTCAACCCTAATGGGGCTGTTACTGGTAGAGCAACTCATTCTTATCCTAACGTTGCACAGGTACCTGCGGGAAGGTCTCCATATGGTAAGGAGTGCAGGTCTTTGTTCACAGTGCCTAAAGGATGGTTTGAGGCTGGTATCGACGCTTCTGGCCTTGAGCTTCGTTGTTTTGGGGCTTTCCTGTTTCCTTTCGACAACGGTGCTTACATAAAGGAAATCCTTGAGGGTGACATTCATACTCATAATCAGAAGATGGCAGGACTTCCTACGAGAGACCAAGCGAAGACAATGATCTACTGCATGCTCTATGGTGGTGGTGACGGTAAGCTTGGTGCTGTCATTAACGGGACTGCTAAGGATGGTAAGGCTCTTAAGGAAAGGTTCTTTAAGGCTGTACCTGCATATAAGAAGCTCTGTAGCTCTATCGATAAGGCTCTTGTCGAATCCTCTGAATGGGTAGGTAATATTCAAAAGATAAAGTGGAGGAAGCGTGTGCATCCTGATAACAGCAATCTTAGCATTGCTCATAGCATTCTTGGGCTTGATCGCCGTATTGTTTATGTGCGAAGCCCTCATTCAGCGTTAAACACTATCCTGCAGTCTGCTGGAGCTCTCATTTGTAAGAAGTGGGTGTGTCTTGTTGAGGAGAATATGCGTAAAGCAGGCTACAAGCATGGTTGGGACGGAGACTTTGCCATGATGGCTTGGGTACATGATGAAGTACAGGTTGCCTGTAGAACCAAAGAGATTGCAGAGGATTGTGTACGAATTGCTCAGGAGTCTATGAGACAGACTCAGGAGTTCTTTAAGTTTAATTGTCAGTTGGATACTGAAGGTAAAATTGGAGATAACTGGTATTCTTGCCACTAAGGAGTAATTATGATGACTAAGAAGATTAAGATCGTTTTCAAGTATGACCATGATGAATATGGGAATTACCTTAATGCTCGCATTGAGACTCCTAAGGGAGTCCATTGGCTCTACGACATCACTACTGAGGAAGCTATCGTTGAGGCTCTTAAGGATGTCAATGTAGAGCTTGAAACGGACTATGACTTTGGTGATGATGAGGAGGACTACGAGTAATGCATAAGTATCTTATGTTCCTTGGATATATTGACGCTCATCCTCCTAAGCTTCAGTCTGACTTCTGTCGATACAAAGCTAAGCTTATAGCTGAGGCGGCATCCCGTGGTCACATTACGTGCTTCTGCTTTGGTAAGCCTACTAACAAGTGGCACCTGACTGCTGAAGGTTTTGAGCTTTATAACTCCAGTAAGGATATCTACTATGGTCAAGTTATTGATTGATGGGGACATTCTTGCCTATAAGGCATCCTCAAGTGTCCAAAAGGACATCGACTGGGGTGATGGTCTTTGGACTTGTCATGCCTACCTTGAGGATGCAATAGAGCAGTTTAAGAACCTTTTGGATGGCATTTTGTTTGCCCTAAAGGAAACTACTCTTGAAGATTATTCTATTTCAGATATGATGTTTTTCTTTTCTGATGAAGATAACTTTAGAAAACATTATCTTCCTGCATATAAGAGTAATCGAAAGAATATCCGAAAGCCTACCTGCTATAAAGCTTTGGTAGAATGGGTCTATAATAACCACGAATATACTGTAGTTAAACCTATTAAATATCTTGAGGCTGATGATGTAATAGGCATTTATGCTACTACCTATAAAGACACTATTATCGTGTCTATGGACAAGGATTTTAAGACTATTCCATCTAAATTCTTTGACTTTGGTAGAGGTGAATTTAAAGACATTACTGAAGATGAGTCAAAATATTGGCTCATGTATCAGACACTCATTGGGGACACTACAGATGGGTATAAGGGGTGTCCTACGTATGGCCCTGTGAAAGCTAAGAAGCTCCTTGATGCTACTCCTGTGGATTCCTATTGGGATGCTGTGGTCAAGGCTTATGAGAAGCAGGGGCTCACTGAGGATGATGCTATCCTGCAGTGTACGATGGCTAGGATTCTCCATAAGGAGGACTTCCTTAGGTTCACTGAAGGTGAGCTTCCTCCTTTGTTTAATCCGAGTAAAACGTACTCTTAAAATACACAAGTATTAAAACTTAAAAGGTACACTAGTAGACTGAAAGGAATACATAACTATGGAAGAACTTGAAAACGTGGTTGACATTGATGAAGATTTCCCGTATATACCTAAGGATCTCCTTGAGAGAATCCAGAAGGACTTTGATATCCGTAAGATGATCTGGTACTCTGATGACCGTAATCTCCTTATGGGTATCCAACAGGTTATCTCTTATCTTGAAGATCATTATAATAAACAATCTAATTAATGGAGATAACTAACTATGGGTGCTCTTTTTAAGAAACCCAGTACTCCTGACATCAAGGTCAATGCTCCTGCTATTGAGAACCCTGTTCTTGAGCCTGAGGCCCCTGAGCTTGGAGCTGAGGAGACTGAGGAACATAAAAAGAATAAGGGAAAGAAAGCCTTAAGGATTGACTATGTTGGTTCTGCACGAGGGACTAATCCCCTCTAGTAAGGTCTATAAGATTTGTGTCTTAAAAGGTAAAGAAGACATTAAGATCTTAGATTATATTTTTGATAAGGGAATTGAGCTGATTAAATATAATCCTAATTCCCTTCCGTTTGTCTCTAAGTATTCTAATAAAGATATTGTCTATGATTTTCTAAAGCAGATTGTCTTATCAGAAGATAATAGTGGTTATTGTGTACTTAGTTGCTATGATAAGGATATGGAACTCGTGGGTGCATCCCTAGTGTCTTGGGGGAGTCCTTGGTATGCACCTACGAGTATCCAAGTCATTAACGAAGAATGCACTGTAGCTTTTAAGCGAGGTGTTGGTTTAGCTAGAGCCTTGGCACATGTCTTAGAAAAGACTGCCAAAGATAAAGGCTTTAAACTGGTAATGTTCTCTAATGCGAATCTCCCTAATAGAAAGATGTTGGAGAATACCTATGAGAAACACCTAGGTTATTCTTCATACAAGACTTTTTATAAAGAAATTATCTAATTTATAGGAAATTTAATAATGGGCTGGGTTAAGAAAGCCTTTAAGAAGGTAGCTAAGGTTGCCACTTTTGGTGCTTACCAAGGTGGTGGCTCTGGTGGTGTGGTTGAAGCTCCTACTCCTGAAATTACTCTCAATCAGAAGGATGAGGGTGAAGCTAAAGAGAAGGTTGAGAATGCAAAGCTTAAGGCTCGTAAAGGTAAGAAGGCTTTGAAGATTTCTAAGGACGAAGCACCTGCTACTGGTGTTGGACGTCACATTGTCTGAGGATTGGTAATGGACGGTTGAGATGGCGGAAAACTCTGAACATACTGCAGGTAATATTCCCCTTGAGGGTGCTAAAGTTACCTATGACAAATTAACTACTGATCGAGATCCATATACTCAGAGAGCTGAGAAGTGTGCAACCTATACGATTCCTATGCTTTTCCCTAAGGAATCTGATGATGGTGGTACGAACTATACCACCCCATATAATTCTGTAGGTGCCAGAGGTCTTAACAATCTTGCCTCTAAGCTTCTCTTGGCTCTCCTGCCTCCGAATCAGCCCTTCTTCAGACTTGGGCTTGACTCTGAATCAACCATCATGCTGAATGAATCTGGTGATACCCAGATGAAAGACAATATTGAATATGGTCTTTCACTTATGGAACAGCAGATGGTTAAGTATATGGAGTCTCAGTCTCTTAGACCTACTCTCTTTGAAGCAATCAAGCAGTTGATCATTGCAGGCAATGCTCTCTTGTTCCTCCCTCCTGCTGAGGGTGGCATGAGATGCTACAGCCTTAGAGAGTACGTTGTACAGCGAGACACTATTGGTAATGTCCTTCAGCTTATTGCTAAGGACACCGTAGCTAGAGGCTCACTCCCTGATAACATTCAATCATTGCTCCCTGAAACTGGTGATCAGTCTCTTAATGAGAAGGTGGATATTTATACTCATATCTACAGGGTAGCTGAAGGTGAAGGTTATCATTGGGAATCCTATCAGGAAATTTCAGGTGAGACTATTGCAGGTTCCGAACAACAGTATCCTGCAGGTAAGACTCCTTGGATTCCTTTGCGATTCTCCAAGAAGGACGGTGAACATTATGGCCGATCCTTCATTGAGGACTATTTGGGTGACTTGATCTCTCTTGAGAATCTCTCCAAGGCAATCGTAGAGATGTCTATGGTTGCATCTAAGGTTCTCTATTTGGTTTCTCCTGCTTGTCAGACTAACATTAGAGCCTTGGCTAAGGCTGAGAATGGTGCTTTTGTTAGAGGCAGACAGGAAGACGTCATTCCCATGCAGTTGAATAAGAGCATGGACATGTCTACTGTGTTGACTACAGCACAGCAGATTGAATCTCGCTTGTCTTATGCATTCCTTTTGAACTCTGCAGTTCAGAGTGGTGCGGCAGGTAGAGATAGAGTTACTGCAGAAGAGATTAGATACGTTGCAGGTGAGCTTGAAGACACTTTGGGTGGTGTCTATTCACTTTTGTCTCAGGAACTTCAGTATCCTCTTGTTGGATGTGTCTTTAATCAGATGCAGTCTCAGGGGTTGCTCCCTGTGCTTGATGACAGCATTGCTGAGATTGAACCTACAATTATTACTGGTGTTGACGCTCTTGGTAGAGGTCAGGACCTTAACAACCTTGCTCAGGCACTGCAGATTATGCAACAATTCCCTGAGTTCTTGCAGGCTCTTAACGTGGGTAACCTAGCTACACGTATCTTTGCGGCGGCTCATATTGACGCTACCGGTCTTGTGAAGACTCCTGAGGAACTTCAGGCAGAACAGCAGGCCGCTATGGAACAGTATGCACAACAGCAGGGCATTGATGCCTCTGCTCAGATTGCTACTGAAGAAGCTAAACAACAAATGGAATAATCAATAATGGAAGACAATTCTCAAGTTTATGATACGCCAACTCTTCAGCAGGAAGCTGAAGCTAACAACATTGAAATCATGGAATCTGGTACGGATCAGATTCAGTATGATGACAATTTTGGAGGTGTTCCCCCTGTCAAAACTGAGGGGGAAGAACCTTCCAACAACACCGAAGGTACTGCCGAAGAGGGTGAAGGATCTACAGCGAAAGAAGAAGAAGGTGAGAAAGATCTTCAGGAAGAAGTAGACAAGCACAGCAAGGCAGTTAATTCGATTAAGGAAGACCTTAAGAGTAAGGGTGTGGATTTCAACAGTGCAGTCAAGGAATATGAAAAGACTGGTTCTCTTTCTGAAGAGACTGTTGAAGCTCTCAATAAGGCAGGTTATCCACCTGAAGTTATTGAAGCCTTTATTGAAGGTCGCATTGCTATGGAGGAACGTTTCACCAACGCTATTTATGAATCCGTTGGTGGTGAAAAGGAATACCGTAGCATTGTTAACTGGGCATCCCAGAATCTAAATAAGAAATCCATTGATGCCTTTAATCGGGCTATCGATAACAACAACATCAATGCAATTACTCTTATGCTTGACGGTATGAAGGCTAAGATGATTGCTAAGATGGGCACCGCTAATAAGTCTATTCATGGTGGTGCATCAGCTCCTAAGAATTCACCTAAGGGTTACTCTACGAAGACAGAGATGATCAAGGCTATGTCTGATCCTCGCTATGGTCGTGATCCTGAGTACACCCGTATGGTTGAACAACAGATGTGGGCAACTAATATTTAAAACTTTAATAACAACAATCTTTATTTAATTTTTAATAGGAAACTATAAACAATGGCCACTCTTGACGCCTCTGGTATCTCTAATCCTGGTCAGAAGCTTTCTGCAGGTGAACGCGATGCTCTCTTTATGAAGGTCTTTTCAGGTGAAGTCCTGACTGCCTTCGCCCGTAACACCGTGATGATGTCTCGTCATCAGGTTCGAACGATCGATCACGGTTAAGTCTTGCTGTGACTAAAGTTCTTTAACTTCTGGAAAGCTAAGGGGTAACTCCTAAGCCAATCAGAAGCCAAGCCCTATCGAAAGAAGGGAAGGTTCAACGACTAGTTTTTATAACGTAGGGTATCAAGTGATACTCGAAATGGGAACAACAATTGCGTAAAAATATTAAAGAAGCTCTCGAAAGAGGCTGGAAGATTTGTGCTACTTGTGGACAGAAGAAACCCGTGGAGGACTTCTACATTCGCAAGGATAAGCAAAAGAATGGTGAAGAATACATTAGTATTCGAAACTCGTGTAAAGAATGTGTGAAAGCTAAGGTTCGTCTTAGAGCTACTGGATGGTCTCCTGAAGACTACGAAAGGGCTTGGATCTTGCAAGGTGGTAAATGTGCTATTTGTGGGTGTGAGCTTGGCAGTTCACGCTATACAAAACCTGCGGCAGACCACGACCACAAAACAGGTAAACTACGAGGCATTCTTTGTTCGCAGTGTAATACTGCACTAGGTCTTCTTAAGGACTCTCCTTATAGATTAGAAAGTGCTATCCGATATTTGGAAGAGCATGGGAACAATTGTTAAGATATAGTCTGAACATACGGGAAACCGTATGCTGAATAGGAATATGACAGCACCCTATTCGGAGCATAGAGTAACGTCTATGTGAAACGTGAAGCATTGAAGAGTGCTTCGTTCGCTGTTATGGGTCGTACCCGTGCTAAGTATCTTGCACCGGGCAACTCTCTTGATGATCAGCGTAAGAAGTTTGAACACTCTGAAAAGATCATCGCTATCGATGGTCTTCTTACTGCTGACTGCCTAATCACTGATATTGATGATGCTATGAATCATTATGACGTTCGAGTTGAATACTCACGTCAGCTTGGTGAAGCCCTTGCTCAGTCTGCTGACTGTGCTATTATTAATGAACTTGCCAATATGGCCGCTAAGGAGGCCCCTGAAGCCGAGGAAAATATTCCTGACACTGGTGCTGGTGTCGACAAGGTTAAGGGTACTGGCAAGGCTTTCGAGTTTGAAACGGGTCTTGCTATCTCGCAGTCCGCTGAATATGGCAACAAGATCATTGAAGGACTCCTTGCCGCTCGTGCCGCCTTTACGAAGAACTACGTTCCGATGGGTGACCGCTACTGCCTGCTCACGCCTGAAGGCTACTCTGCTCTTATTAAGGCTCTTATGCCTGACTCAGCCAACTATCAGGCTCTCTTTGATCCGAACTCTGGTAAGCTTCAGACGATCTGCGGTTTCGAAGTGATTGAAGTCCCGCACCTCCTCAACGATGGTGTTGACGGTAAGCATAAGCTCAATACGAAGTTTACTGCGGCCGGTCTTCAGGGTATTGTGTTCCACCGATCCGCTGTTGGTACGGTGAAGCTGAAGGATCTTGCTATGGAACGTGCCCGCCGTGCTGAATATCAGGCTGATCAAATCATTGCTAAGTACGCGATGGGCCACGGTGGTCTTCGTCCTGAAGCTGTTGGTGTCTTTGTTCAGACTGCTCAGGTCTAATAAATGACTCTTGACAGAATCCACGAGGCTTATAGCAATACGTTCTTCTGTCAGTTAAGCAAGTGGGGTAGCACCCTCTCTCTTGAGGAGGCTAAGGCTCTTGGTCTCCCTATTGACGAACCTAAGGCTCGTGTTAATGGAGAGAAGGCTACCCCCACTAAGAGACCTGCTAGAAAGCCTAAAAACAATAACAATAAGGAAGAGTAATGATTATTACACCTAGTAATGAACTTGATGCTGTAAATGAAATCCTGTCGTCCGTAGGCTCAAGTCCTGTAAACTCGCTTGAGGACGACCTTAATGTGGATGTATTGAATGCTAAACGCATCCTTAGTGCAGTTAGCACTGAAGTTCAATCTAGGGGTTATCGCTTCAATACTCTTAATAATGTTTATCTTACGCCCGATTCTGATACTGGGCTTGTGCCTTTTGCCCATGATTATATCAGGGTGTTTTCTTCAGGCTATAAGCTAGTTAACAGATCGGGCTATTTTTTCGACCTTGAGACGGATACCAATGAGTTCCCTGAAGGTCTTACTGTTACAGAACTTGTTAAGAAGCTTCCATTCGAAGAGCTTCCCGTTGTCTTCCGTAAGTACATTACGGTGAAAGCCGCAAGAACCTTTCAGGTAAAGTATCTCACTAGTGCTGACATTGATGCGTCACTTCAGTATGAAGAAGCTACTGCTTATGCAGACATCGTAGACTATGATCTTATGTCTGGTGAGTACAATATCTACAGTGGTGACTCGTTTATCTCACAGCAGATTCAGAGGAGTTAAGGTATGCCTTTGGTTTCTCAAAGTGTGCCCTCATTCAAGGGTGGCGTCTCACAACAGCCTGACATTATCAGATTCCCTGATCAGGTTACCGAGCTTATCAATGGTTTCCCTAATGAGGTTGAAGGTCTTCAGAAGAGACCACCTACGATTCACGTTAAGCGTGTAGCGGATCGTGTAGACACTTCTAAGAAGAAGTATCATGTCATCAATAGAGATGAGAATGAACAGTACATCCTGCAGTTAGGTAGCGGTGAATTCCAAGTGTTCGACCTTAATGGTAATGCTAGGAATTGCTCATTTGAGACTGATGAGGATAGACAATACATCATTGCTAACAATCCTAAGGAATCTCTTAGGGCTGTTACTGTAGCTGACTACACCTTTGTCTTGAATACTGAGAAGGTTGTAGACCCCGTAGAGGGTACTTCAGACAGTGGTAAATCAGGCGCCTCTCTTGCATACATTAAGAACGCTCAGTATGCTAAGACCTATGCTATTTACATCAATGACCAATATATTTGTGGTGTGATCACTCCTGATGGTGGTGAAGCTAAACAGGCAGTTCAGACTACTACAGCATTCATTGCAAGAGCTCTGTTTGCTCTAATGACTACCGGCAAGACCCCTACAGGACAAAACCCTGATGTTGGAGGCTCCTATGATGATCTCTTAAATCAGCTTGGTGGTAGATCTAGCATGGGCTACTCACGTTCTAGTGTAGGTACTAGCGGGTACAAAATTGAAATGATTGGTGACTCTATGATTTCTATTGCCGCTAAGAGTGGATGGGTGTCACCTAAGATTCTCGTTAAGGATGGCTTTGGTAATCAGAATGCTCTTGCCTATAGTGGTAAGGTATCTGCTGTAAATAAGCTTCCTCCGATTGCTCCTGATGGTTACATCATGCAGATTTCAGGTGAAAAGAAATCTGAGGATGATGACTTTTATGTGAAGTGGTCTGATAAGGATAAGATTTGGAAGGAGACTATTGCTCCTAGGATCCCCTATAAGATTAACCCAAGGAATATGCCTCATGCTATTGTAAGAGAGGCTGATGGTAGTTTTAAACTTAAGAAGCTACCTTGGGTAGATAGAGGGTCCGGTAATGAAGATACTAATCCTGATCCGTCTTTTATTGGGCGTTGTATTAATGATATCTTCTTTTTTAGAAACAGACTAGGTGTAATCTCGGACGAGTCTATTATCCTTAGTGCCACTAATGACTTCTTTAATTTCTGGTTTAAGTCATCAGCGGCTATTGCTGATACTGATCCTATTGATGTCTCAGTGTCCTCTAACAAAGTAGCTAAGCTTACTCACGCAGTTCCCTTTGCTAGAGAGCTTATGTTGTTCTCCAGAGAAGGACAGTTTGTCTTGTCTAGTGATGGTGTCATGACACCTAAGAGTGTCAAGTGTGATCAGATTACTAACTTTGACTACAATCCTATGGTTCAACCTATCAGTATTGGACCTAGCATCTTCTTTACTAATGATAGGGTTAACCATAGCTCTCTCATGAGATACTACTCGTTGCAGGATGTAGTAGACCTTAAGGATGCTGAAGATGTCTCTGCACACGTACCTACATACATCCCTAAGAATGTCACTAGGTTGTCAGGTAATACCACTGAGAATGTTGTTACGCTAGTGAACACAGATAATCCTAATACTGTGTTCTGCTATAAGTTTATCCTGCAGAATGGTGTAAGTGAACAACAGGCTTGGTTTAAGTGGATATTTGGATATAAGGGTACTGAAGTAGTCCTTGCAGAATTTGTAGACTCAACTATTTACTTCCTTATTAATTCTCCTAATGGTTTGTTCCTTGATAAGGCACAGCTAACAGGTAACGTTGTAGATTTCCCTGATGAGCCTGTAAGACTCTTCATGGATAGAAAGATTGAATATAATATTCCTGAGAATGCTAAATACAGCGACTTTGAGGATTACACGGAGATCTCACTTAAGGATGTCTATGGGTATGCCTCTAAGCTCACAGGTGAATACTCTTATTATGTAGTTGCTAAGGACGGCTCCGTATGGGAGTTTGATGATTGGGACGAAGCTGAAGGTAAGCTTAGACTCTATGGTGACCATAGGGGTCAGAGTGTCTTCATAGGAATGTCCTATTACTTCTATACTGTCTTGTCTAAGCAGAACATTAAGAAGTCTACAGACAGTGGAGGTGTTGTTGCAGAAGACGAAGGTAGACTACAGCTTAGGTATTACTGGTTTAACTACTCTAAGTCTGGTGTCTTTGATTGTCACGTTAATAATGAAATCAAGAACAAGCATTTCAAGTATCGATTCACAGGTAGAAACCTAGGTGAATCCAGAACAAAGCTTGGTGCTAATAACCTGTACACAGGTAAGTTTAAGTTTCCTGTACAGGATGACAACAATGAAGTTGTTATTAGCGTATCCTCAAACAACCCTCAGCCCCTTAACATTATCTCAGGTGGTTGGGAAGGTCTTTACATTAGAAGGAACTCAGCAGTATGACGTTACTACCCCTCACTCCAGAACAGAATAACATCCTTTGTGAAATGGCTAAGTATGCTATTGAACATTGTGATGAGGTAGACATTCCTATTGAACACTTTATTCATGAAGGTGTTTACTATAGGACTTGTTTTGTTCCTAAGGATGTAGCTATTATTGGAGCTTTAGTTAAGATCCCTACTACAGTTATCGTTAGTGGTAATTGCTATGTTACCTTAGGTAATACCATCGGGAAACTTGAGGGGTATAACGTTATTAAAGCTGAGGCAGGGCGTAGACAAGCATTCAGGGCTATTACTGATACTTACATCACTATGTGTTTTAGAACTAACTCTAAGGATGTTAAGGAAGCTGAGAAAGAGTTTACTGATGAGTGGATTCTCTTAACAACTAATAGAAAGGAATTGATTAAAGAATGAGTGGTGTCGTAATCGGAGTAGGCGCCGCTATTGGTGCAGTAGTTGGTGGCGGTGGTTCTCTATATGGTATCTCTAAGCAGAACCGTAGTATGGTGAAAGCCTTCAAGAAGCAGATGCACTACTTGCAACTAAACTATAACTACAATCAGGCATCCCTTGACAGGCAAGAAAGATCCATGTACGACTCTGCCCTAGGTGAGTTGTTTTCTTTGTCTCTTGATGCCTATCAGAACAATTCACAGATTGAAGCGGCTATTGCTGAGACAGGTCTTGATGGTAGATCTCAAGATAAGATCAAGCAGACAATTAGTGGACAGACTCTAAGACAAGAGACTGCGACTAAAGAAGCCTATCTCAATGATGTGTGGAACGTAAGGTTCCAGAAGGACGCCCTTTACATCCAAACTAAGGCATCCGTTGAGCAAGCTAGGGATAACCTTAACAATAACCTTATTGGTGGCTCTAAGGCTTTCCAGCAGTTCCTTAATGGTGCGATCACAGGTGCCGCTATGGGTGCCGCTACTGCAGGTATTGGTAGTGCAGTTGGTGGTGCTCTTGGGGGTGCCACTTCTTCGGCCGCTACATCTACTGCTACGGGTGCTTCTGCAGGTATCGGGGGTGCAGGGGCTGTTAGTACCTCTCTGGGTTCTGGATTCCTGTCTTCTTATGGTCTTGCGGCTAATAGTGCAGTAGCTGGAGGAGCTACTACTGCCGCTTCTACTGGTGTGTCCTCAGGGGCACTGGCTGGTATTGAAGGGGCAGGTACTCTTGCATCTACAGGTATTAGCGGTGCATCCTCTAGTGCTTCTATTGCATCCAATACTAGTGGTAACTTCCTAGGCAACGTAGTGGCTAATTATCAACAGTATAAGCCCTATGTTGACTTCGTACAGCAATGGGCTAACTATTACAACTCTAACATTACCCCTAGAAAACGAGGAGGTTACTTTTACTAATGGCTTATAAAAATTCAGACGGTAATTCCTCCATTGCCAATCAGTGGGGGCAGTGGAGATACTTCAACTCTGCTTTGGATAAACTTGGTACGGCTAAGCCTGCTACAATTTCTATCAATGAAAATAATGTAACTATCCCAGAAGCAGACAATTGGCTTGAATGCTTTAAGGATGTAGCTAAGGCTATTAAGGGTGGTTTTGAAGCTAAGAAGGAGTTGTCCTATAAGTTAGCTGATGATTACCTTAAGTCACATTCTCTTGAACAGTACCGTGAGGAGATGACCAAGGGTCTTGTGCCCTTCCAAGATGACCCTCTTGCAATGGCTAGACTTAAAGAGTCTCATGGCCAGATGCTGTTTCAGTACATCACTGAGGACTTTAAACGAAGAGTTGACACTAATGAATTTAAAGGAAAGGCTCCTGAAGAGGTTGACGCTGAGTTCTTTAAGTTCATGCGTGAGAATGTGTCTGATGTAGCCAAACAGTTTGGTTATAGCTCTAATGACGTGTTCTTTAACAGGGGTGTCTTTGCTAACTCCCCTGCAGAACGCATCAAGATGATGACACGTCAGAAAGAAGTTGAACATAAGTTTAACGTTCAGGACATGTTCATCACCGAATCTGCTAAGGTTCATGCAATCATCCAGAATGGTGGTGATGCTGTAGCACTTGTCAGTGCCCTTAGTGAGATGGACCTTACCGTTGGTAGGTTCCTTGATCCCGAGCATCAAAATAAACTGTGGACTAGTGTCATCAGTTCTCTTGAGAACAGTCCTGAAGGCTTCTTTACTCTACAGCAACTTGCAGACTCTAAGGATCTACCGTTTGCTAATGGCGTAACCCTTAGGGAATACCTAGGCGAAGATGGTTATAAGACTTCCCTTATTAAGGCTTATAACTATAGGTACAAGAGAGACACAAAGGCATACCTTAACTATCAGAATGGACTTGATAATCTAGCAGATAGTGGCGAGCTTTCCGTTCTTGAGGCCATTAGAAACAGTGAGCTGGAAGCTAATGGCAACATCCTTACGGACAGAGTAAAGGACATCGAAAAGGCTGTGGACAGGGCTAGAGAAGTCCAAAGAAGTGCCTTGAGATCCACTGCTGTAAAGGCCCAAAATGAACAAAAGGCTCTTATCAAGCAAAACCTAGCTAAGAAGTTTCTAAAGGACGCTTCACTTGGAAAGGAGCTTAAGAGTAGTGACTCTTCTGATCTCTCTTCAGACGACATAAATGTTGCCTTTGACTCTATGATTGAGAGTGGTGAGATTACTACTGAGGGTGCCCTTGGGATTGCTAAGAACTCTTCTGTTCCCTTTAGGGACAACCCTGCAAGACGTTATTTCAAGGACAAGGCTGAAGCGGCTAGTGAGAAGCTGACTGGTATTACGTCTGACTATCTCAATAGTGGCATGAAGCCTGAGACTATTCCTAAGGAGCCACCTGAGGAGATCACTCAGATGATTGAGTTGTACCGTACTGATCCTCAGGCTTTCTTGTATGCCACAGGTAGTACCAAGGGGTTCACTGAATCTATCCATGGTGCTATTCTTCTAATGGAAGGTGGTAGGTCTTGGGAAGATGCTGTAAAGAGAACTGCAGGCTTTGAAAAACTCAAGGCTGACTCTAAGGGAAGAGCAAAGATTGAGGGTCTTAGAATCAAGGTCAACACTGGTGTAACTGAGATCTCTAAGGTTATTGGTACCGAGATTGATCAGACAGGCAAAGACTTCATCTACAATATGGCTTGTAGATTTGTAGGCTCTGGGGAGACCCCCAGTAGAGCCGTAGAGTTGGCTAAGGATGTCTATAGAAATCAGTACGTGACTCTCCTAGGCACTAGTATCCCTGCTAGAGTGTTTACCTCTAGAGCTTATGGCAATGCTGACCCTAAGATGGCTAAGGAGCTATTTAGAGAGGAGTTCGACTATGGGGATGACTCCAAGTATTCTGTAGATTACAACGAGGAGTCTGGAAGACTTGTTGTGTATGAGAAGGGGACGTATAACTACGTTAAGTCCTACACGACTGAGGACATCCAACGTACTCTTGATAAGGCCGCTGAAAGAAAGGCTAAGGAGCTTGAAAAGAAAATGAATGAAACTGTCTTTGATAGACTTTCTGAACTAAAGAGTGGAACTGACTAATGAATCCTAGACGTAGTGCTTGGGGTGACTTCGAGAATACGGAGCATCCCTATGATGGTATCATTAAGGATACTGCTGAGAGATATGGCTTGAACCATACCCTATTCAGGCGACAACTGTATCAAGAATCCCGATTTAACCCTAACGCTGTGTCTCGTGCAGGTGCTATGGGTGTTGGTCAGATCATGCCTAAAACTGCAAAGGCTTATGGTGTGACTGACCTTAGCACCCTTAAGGATCCCTTCTTTAACATCGACCTTGCAGGTCGTATTATGAAGGACAACCTTAAGTACGCTAAGGGCAATCAATATGCGGCATTGGCTATGTACAATGGTGGTACTGCCGCAATGAAGAATTACCTTAAGGGTAACTATAAAAAGCTACCTAAGGAAACTTGGAATTACATTGATACCATCGGTGATGATGACAGGTGGGGAGAACAGAAGGTAGATGAACCTGTCCCTACAGTTAATCCTAGTGAGCCCCCTAAGCAGGAGCCTCTTGAGGATTCCTTGATTGACAGGAAGCCTGTATTTACTAATCTTGATTTGCCTGAGGCATCTAAAGAGATCAAGCCCTTTATCAAGGATCCTGTTGATGAGGATGCTGTAAGGGCGGCTCTTGCTAATACTACTAGAAGCAGGCTCATCGGTATCAGTTTTCGCTCAAAGCGTTGGGCTGACAATCGTTATGTCTATGACCCTTCTCAGGATACATCGGATGAGCCTCAGGTAGGCTTTGCAGGGGGCTTGAAGCACGGTTATGTGCCTACATACCTTAAGATGTCATTCGCTGACGGAAGTATCTTTGGTGAACAGTTTGCACCTTCGGATGAACAAAGGGGTGAAATCCTAGGCAAGGTAGGGTACAACATGGATAGGTACTATGCTGTACTCAATGGTGCTACTTCGATGGAGGATGTCGAAGAAAGGCTTAAGATCAATGAGGAAGTAATCAAGTATAGACAGGCTGAAGCTAATGCAGGTTGGTTCCCCTCGATCACTTCCTCTATTGGTGGCGCTGTTGTGGATCCTTTGTCTTATGTCCCCGCACTTGGTGCGTATGGTATGGCAGGCAGGGTGCTCACAGGTGCCGCTTTGGGTGCTGTTTCTAATCAGATTGATACCTACGTGTCTGGTGCAGAACATGACATCATGGAAGACATGCTTGTTGGCGCCATGTTTGGTGCAGGTATTGAGTTTGCATTCAAGGGTCTAGGTAAGGGTGGGCACTATGTAGGCGATACTGCTCGTAGAGCCAAAATCATCAGGGAGTATCAGGAGGCAGGTAAGGATCTTCCCTCTGAGGTCTTTGATGGTATTGGAGGATCCACTAAGGTCGCTACGTCCTTGAACAATCTCCTTGACAATATTGAACGCAGAGTCCCCCTTGTATCCACTAAGGGTGTCTTTCAGGCTCTTGAGTCTGCTAACTTTAGAAAGTTCTGTGAGTCTGTCTTTGTAGACCGTGGTTCTGGTTATGTGGATGAGAACGGTGTTCACTATGCAACGAGGTTCCAAGGGCAGACTGTAGAGGAGAAACTTAGAGCCGCTCAGATTGACTTTGAGAACTTTGAGTCTGGCTATAGAGATAGCTTCAATAACCTCAGAAAGCTGGGGCATGATGATGCAGAAATCAATCTAGCTATTTGTCAGGCTATTGAGAACGGTGTAACCCCTCCCAAGTTTGTAGGTAATGAAGAGTTCAGTAAGATCGTAGAGTCTACTAAGGATTTCCTTCAGAAAACCTCTAAGACTGGCCAGAGGGGTGGTTATGTCCCCAGAGTAAGCGACCCTAGAAAGGTTGGTGACCTGTTTGATCCTAATCTCCCTAGAGGGCCTCAGGTAGAGAGACTTGTTGATGAACTTTCTCACGCTCTTGTTGATGGTGCAACCTCTAATCCTGAAGTAAGACAGCGAGTCATTGACTACTACAAGAAGAATGTCTACGCTAAGCTCAAGGAAGAAAGAGAAGCACAGATTGCCGAGCAAGACAAGAAAAAGGACATCAAGTACCAAAAGGTAGCTAAGGCTTCCAATAAGATTATCTCTGACAAGTCCGCTCAAGCCTCTAGAAGTATTGAACGTATTCAAGAAAGAGGAGACGTTAGAGGTGACAATCTAGCTGATAAATACAATGAGCTAGAACCTGCTTACAACAAGGCTAAGAATAAGATCTTTGAGGATATCTCTAATGACCTTGAGAAGGCTGAAGCTGACTATGACAAGGCTGTTAAGGAAGCTAAGGCTAAATCTGAGAAGAAAACCAAAGAGCTAGAGAAAGAGTACAATAAACTCGATAAAACCTTTGATGCCGACATTGATGCCGAAATCAACAAAGAGATTGAGCGTCTTAGAAAAGAAGCTGAACTAAAGAAAGAGTTGGCTAAGGCTAAGGCTGGGACCGAAAGGCAAGCTAATGCCGCACAGAAGAGGTACGACAAGTACGTAAGCACTACACTTGTAGAGAGAGCTAAGAAACTCAAAGAGAAAGCCCTTAAGGCTAAAGAAGCTAAGAAGGAAGTTCTCCTTGAGGCCATCGAAGCAGAAGAGCAGAGACTTAAGAATACCTTAGAAAACAAGAAGGCATCCTACGAATCTAGAGTAGAGAATATCCAGAAGAGAGAATCCGAGAGACTTAAGGAACTTGAGAAGAAACTCATTAAGGATAGAGACTCTATTATTGAGAAGATCGAAGCTGTAGAGAAAGAAACTGCAGATAAGATCAAGGCTAAGGAACGAGAGGTTAGCGAAGTCCAGAGACAGCAACACAAGGCTCAGGACATGGTTAGACAGGAGAAGTTTGAGGATAATCTTGAACCTCTACCTGATGAGCCTGACTGGGTAGACGTGCTTGAATGGATGCAGAAAGAAGCTAGGGAAGATGCGCTCGGTTGGATCGACCAAGGTACTTCCATGGGTAGGGCTATCATCACTGATAGTAACATTGCAAACATTAAGTACGACCCCGAGGTGACTAGAATCCCTTGGGATACCTCTGTCACTACCCGTAGCGGATTGTCTATTGACAAGCTACGTAGAGATCCTCTTGAGGCTGTCCGTATGCACCATAACAAGGTTATTGGTGACAATATCCTCCTTAGTTACGGGTGTGAGAACTTGGGTGACTTTGAGAGCATGCTTGGTAAGATGTGGTCTGAGGAAGTTAATTCTGCCGTAGGTGGTAGAGTTGACGCTAAGAAGTTTGCACAGGCTCAGGAACAGCTTATCAACATGATCTACAATAAGCACCATAGCATGTCTGATGTTAATAGCTCTTGGCTTGGTGCTATGGCTGATGTCATCAGAAACCTTACGTTCTTCTCTAAGAATGCTATGATGGGTATGGCAAATCTCTTTGAACAGGGTGAAGCAATCAAGCACTATGGTGCCCTGCAGTTCTTTAAGGGTGTCCCTCTTGTTAGAGATTTCTTTGATAATTGGGCTAAGAATGGCATGACCAATGCAGAGATTAGACAGGCTCAGTCTCTTATCTTTGGCATGTCCGTAAGAGAGACTGGTCTACTTAGAGACATTGCTACGGAGTCTTTTGAGAAGCAACTACGTAGGTTCAATGGCGATAAGGCTAAGTCTATTCTTGTTGCGGCGACCGATACTCTTGCTCAGGCTTCTCCATTTACTAAGTTCATTCAGAATACCGAGAACTCTATCGTTGAGGCTTCTCAAGGTATGTTCTTGGGTGAGCTTATTCAGTACGCTCATAACAAGTCTATTTCCAAGAAGGGCTTCCTTAATAAGGAGCTTATGCAACGCAATGGGATCTCTCAGGAGAACTTTGATAATCTACTGAAGATCCTTAAGGAATCCACTACCGTAGGTAAGAACAAGGAAATCACTATTGATAACCTTGATGCTATCCTATCTAAGGATCCTGCCGCTCTTGCGACTCTTAGACGTATGGGCGACTATGTTGCTCATGAGGTAATCCAGAAGAACACCTTGGGTGACGCTTTCCTTTGGGAGGGTGCCCAAAAGAACCCGTTCATGCAGTTGCTCTTGCAGTTCAAGACGTTCGCTCTTAGATCCTACGATAAGAGACTTAAGAAAATTCTAGGTAGAATGGCTGAGGGTGATGCACTTGGACAAGCCTATAGTATCTTCTTGTCTACCGCATTGGGTACCTTGGGTGCACTGACTAACACCCTTATTGGTACTGCAGGTATGAATGAGGAACAACGAAAGGAGTACCTTAAGAAGACTCTAAAGTATGACCCTGAAGAAGGGCTTACTTTAGACACTGCTTTTCAGGCTGGTATTAATGGTGTTATGCGTTCTAGCGTCTTTGCATTTCCATCTTTGCTTCTCAACACCGCAGGTGTGAACACTGACGTTAAGACCACTACCGAAGGCTTCTCCTCTCAGAAAGAGAAGGATGAGCTGTATGGAGGCTTTGATGCTGACAAGTGGTTTAGAGACTTGGCTCCTGCATACTCGACCATCAAGTCTTTCATGGACATTGCAGGGTACTCTGCTAATGTAGCTCGAATGACCGGTGATGAAAACTTCACCGATGAGCAACTAGAGAATCACAAAGAGAAAGCTGTCAGAGCTATTCGTAATTCTACTAATATCCCATTCCTTAAGTGGGGTCTTTATAACACTCTATCCGATAAGGATGAATAACTAAAACAATGACTTCTACTATTGCTTTTTATACAGGTGACGGTACTACTACTGACTTTATCGTCCCCTTTGATTATCTAGCAAAGAAGTTCGTAAGAGTGTCCCGAGGCACCACCATCTTAACCGGTGGTGACTATGGGGACACCTCAAAGGACTATTATTTCCTAGATAAGAACAAAGTCAGACTAAAGGTTCCCCCTGCAACAGGTGAGGAGGTAATTATTAGACGCTATACGTCAACTACTGATCGTGTGGTGTCTTTTAAGGATGCTTCAGTCCTTAAGGCTAATGACCTTGATGTGTCTTCTATACAGACTATCCACATTGCTGAAGAAGCTAGAGACGTTATCAATGATGCTCTCCTTAAGAATAAGCAAGGTAACTGGGATGCTAAGGATAAACGCATCACTAACGTAGGTGCTCCTGTAGCTGATAATGATGCGATGACCTATGGCATCTACAAAGCTGATGCATTAGGTGCCCATCAGTCTAAGATTGTCGCTGAAAAAGCTAGAGACAGAGCTATTGAAGCTGAGACTAACTCTAAGAAATCTGAAGCTAATGCTAAGTTGTCTGAAGTGAAATCTCAGGCATCTGCAGGTACTGCTGTTAGTGCTTCAAAGCATACTGATACAGTGAGGGTCGAGAATCAGGCTATCCTTCAGGAAGCTAAGGAAATCAGAGATGAGAATAAGGTTCTTGACGCTAATACTAAGGACAATGCTAATGTAGCTCAGGTTAAAGCTAATGAGGCCAAGGTCTCTGAGGCTAATGCCAAGAAGTCTGAGGTTAACTCTAAGGAATCTGAAGGCAACGCTAAGGTCTCTGAAGGTAAAGCTTCTGCTAGTGCTGAGTTAGCTAAGCAATGGGCTACTAAGCTTGGTGCTACTGTTGATGGTAGTGAATACTCTGCTAAGTATTATGCCAATAAGGCTAATGAGGCTCTTACTCAGGTTGCTACTGACGTTGTCAATAGGGTTACGGCTGAAGGTACCAAACAGGTTGGGCTAGTAAGTAATCAGGGTACTACCAGTGTTAATGCTGTGAAAGCCCAACAGACTGCCTCTGTCAATGCTGTGGTTACCCAACAGGGTACCTCTGTGAAGGCAGTGCAGGCTCAACAGACGACTAGCGTTAATGCCGTTACTGCTGAGGGTACTGAGCAGGTTGGCCTTGTTAGCACTGAAGGCACCAAGCAGGTAGACCTTGCGAAGGCTCAGGTTACCCTTGCCACTCAGAGCGCTTCTACTGCCACTGCTAAGGCTACCATTGCTACACAGCAGGCAACCCTTGCTACGACGAAGGCTAGCGAGGCTGAGGACAGTGCTACTGCGGCTAGTGCTGATGCTACGAAGGCTAAGGCTAGTGCCACCAATGCGGCTAATAGTGCAAGCACCTCTACTGCTCAGGCTACTAATGCAAGTAACAGTGCTAAGGCGGCTAAGCTCTCTGCAGATGATGCGGCTCTCTCTAAGACTGCGGCAGGTACCTCTGAGGTTAACGCTAAGGCTTCTGAAGATGAAGCTAAGAAGCAAGCTGATATTGCTAAGCAATATGCGGATCAGGCTACTGCAGGCCAGTTACAGGCTGACTGGGCACAGACAAACTCCACTAAGAAAGACTTTATTAAGAACAAGCCTACCCTTGGTACTCTCTCTGCTAAGAACAGTCTAGCCTATAGTGAACTTACAGGTGTCCCTACTTCCTTTACTCCGTCTTCTCATACTCATCCGATTAGTCAGGTTACTAACCTTCAGGCATCCCTTGATGCTAAGACTAACGATGCTACACTTCAGGTAGACCTTACGAAGATTCGTCAGTCAATCACTGAGGTGTCCTCTAAGGTTGATGGTATTGATGACATTAAGTCAGCCTTAGCTACCATTCAGGCTCAATTAGGCCAGTTGGAAGGCATAAAGTATGTCAAAGAGACCGGTAAGAGTTCTGATGGCAAGAGTTGGTATCGCAAGTGGTCTGATGGGTGGCTTGAACAGGGAGGTGTTAAAGAAGAAACCATACTTAATGGCGCAACATCAACGATTACTTTGCCCATTGCGTACAAAGACGCCTCATATAGCATTAGAGGTATTGGAGTCAAGAGGAAAGATTATTATGGCTATGCAGTTATTGAGCAGAATAGCGTCATTAAGAGTTCTTTTGCATATGCCGCTATGGGAAATACGTCAAATGATGGCGTTGTTAAGTTTCACTGGTATACTTGTGGTTATATTTGATGATAAATAATGGACGATCAAGAATTTATTAATCAACTAGCTGAAAAGCTAAGTAAACTCGGTACTGTAAGACCTCTAGGTTTCCACTATCTTCACCCCTATGGTACAGTTCCTGCTGATTCTATTATTTGTAATGGAGCTACGTATTCTAGAGCTTTATATAAAGACTTCTTTGATTACATTACTACTCAAGGATGGGTGAAGACTGAAGCTGAATGGCAAGAGATTGCTACTAGAGACAATGGCTTCTGTCCTTTCTACTCTTAGGGTGACGGTAGTACGAACTTTAGGGTTCCTAGGTTCGCTCCTTATCAGCAGATCGCCATTGCGAGCGGGAATGCGGGTACGTACCATCAGGCGGGGATTCCGAATATTACGGGTAGAAGTGACCTTGGAGGTATTTATAGTAGTATCTCTTTTAGTGGGGCGATTGCTACTGTCTCTAACGAAGGAGATGCTACCGGTGCAACTCGTGTTAATGCAGGTGGCAATCAAAAAGTTAAGCTAACGTTCAACGCAAGCAATTCTAATTCCATCTACGGTCGCTCCGACACTGTTCAACCCGAGAGTCACGAATGGGTCATGTGTGTAGTAGCCTACGGTGTAGCTACTAATGTAGGGGCTGTAGATATTCAGAATGTTATGTCTGCGGTGAATGCTGTACAAGCTAGTATTACAGAGGTTGAAGGAAAGATTACTAAGTTCGCCGCACCTGCATACGCGTCTGGTTCTAAGATTAAGGCAAACACGACTGTTACGATTCAATCGAACGGGTTTCTTAGATATTTCATTGTGCTTGCTGGAACAGGTGGAAAGGAGCAGTACATCACCATTAATGGAACGAAGTTGACTATTTCCGCAGATAATTTTTCTTCAGACAGGGGTATCCTTCCAGTAATGAAGGGGGATAAGGTGAACTCTAGTGCTGATGAATGCATGTTCTATCCCGCTCGTTATGGAGCGTGAAAACTATGAATTTTGAACTTGATAAATATTACGAAGGTGCGTATCCATCCGAGGCTGTAACGTGGGCCAATGCGAACGGAGCTTACGTCGAATTGATCAACTCGGGCTACATTCTCAAAAAGAACCATGAACCTACAGTTGAAGAGATCGCAGAACGCGTGCGACGAGAACGTAACATAAAGATCGCTGAGACTGATTACTACATGATGCCTGACTACCCTTCAGATCCCAATAATATTGAGGAAATGAAGGTTTATAGGCAGGCTCTTAGAGACATCACTAAGCAGGAGGGTTTCCCTTCTAAGTTCACTTGGCCTGATGTCCCTAAATTCCTCTGTGAGGATACTTCAGACAACCTTGGTCTTGCTAAGGTTGGTCTTTAATCTATACTAAGGTATTCTTTCGGTAACTATGGATACCTTAGCTTTATCTAATTAAGTTACTACATAACTCTAGGTAAATCCTAGAAAGGAAATATATTATGGCAGAATTTGCTTCTAAGGGTGTTGCAGGCTCAGGTCTCGGTCTTGGTATCGCAGGTACGGCCCTTGGTCTCCTCAATAACGGAGGTAACGGCGGTGGTGTCCTTGGTGGTCTCTTTGGTAACAACAATCAGGCTACCATCTCTGCTCTTCAGGCTGAGAACTCTCAGTTGAAGGCTGAGAACTACTCCGACAAGAATGCCAAAGAAGTCTATATGCAGTCTTTGACTGACAACCGTAGACTCCGTGATGAAACCTTTGCTTACCTCAAGCCTCTTGCCGATGAATCCGCGAACAACCGTGTTGAACTCGCTAAGCTTCAGGCAGAGCTTAAGTGTTGCTGTGAGAAGCAGGAGTTGCGTGAGCAGATTGGTCTTGGCAAGATGTTCCCTAGGAGTAAGTGATGAATATTCAAGTTTATTGGGATGGTAACGTAGGTGCTTGTGAATATGAGGATCGTAAGGGTTTCTTTACGTCCAAGCCTAGCATTCCTACGGTTACCTTTGATACCCTTGTTTATAGTGAAGATGATAACGTAGCTAAGAAGATTAAATCTAACAATCCTAGCTCTCTCACTCCTGAAGAAATTACTGCGGTAAAGCAGTTTGCTAATGCTAACTCTGTTGAAGTTCCCTCAACGGATAAGGTGTCTATTGACAAGCATAATACTGATCCTCAGGCTCATCATGACATCAGAGTTGCCCTTAGCACTCTCAATGAACATGCCCATAAGGTTGCATCCGTATGGTCTACTGAGGTTGATCTTGTGGACATGAATAAGGCATCCTTTGATCTCCCTTGGGATTATGTCATGCAGGACATCACTGACTGTACTGATGGTGCAACTAGTGCCAATTGGGTTGCTCCTGCTAATGAAGCCTATGATGTGACTGTTAAGGTTGGCTTCTCAGGTTTGCCTACAGGTCTCTCTGCTACTCTTACCCTTAAGAAGAACGGTACGACTACTGTAGCTACTGAGACCTTTACGAATGTCACCAATGTGATTACCTTGAATAAAGATCAGGTGATTCTTGCAGAACGAGATAAGTTGTCTTGCACTATTACCTTTAATAAAATCCCTACATCAGGTATCATTACTCCTGCTAGATCCTATTTGAGAGTTGATAATCATGGATCGGTTCTTGCTAAGAGAGCCTCTGATTATGTATTTAACACTCTTGCTAATATGATCTTCTATGATGGCATTGAAGCTAGACTTCAGCTTGATGAAGCTAAGAAGCCTGCAGTTGTCATTGATACTTGGAACACTAAGTAATTAACAAAATACACTATGGAAATTAACGTTATTAAGAAAGATGGCACTCGTGAAGACTGGTGCTTTGACAAGATCAAGGTAGCTATTGATAAGGCTACCAAGAGAGCTAATGCTAAATACCCTGAATGGAAGCTTTGGCAGATCGAAGGGTATATTGAGGGTATCCTTTATAATAAGACTGAAGTGACTGCTGAAGCTCTCCATGGGTATGTCATTGATGCCCTCAACAGATACCTCCCTGAAGTTGGTAAGGCTTATCAGGAATATCGAGATTACAAGAACACCTACGCTAAAGCCTTTGAGTCTGTCAAGAGTGAAGCTGATACGGTGCTTCTCTTGGGAGACCGTGAGAATGCTAACTTTGATAGCTCCCTTATCTCTACTAAGGGTTCTCTAATTAAAGGATATCTGACTAAGGAATTGTATAAGCAATTCTACCTATCTAATAAAGAGAAGGAACTTGTTAAGCGAGGAGACATCTACATTCATGATCTTAGAGATATGATCTTTAATTCATTTAATTGTTGTCTCTTTGACATCGGTAATGTCCTTAAGGGTGGCTTTGAGATGTCCAATGTGAAGTACACGGAACCTACGAGTGTCCTTAGTGCCCTTCAGGTTATTGGTGACATTACTCTTGTGGCTACTGCTCAGCAGTTCGGTGGGTTCACACTTGCAGAGATTGATAAGGTTCTCCTTCCGTACGCTAAGAAGACCTACGATAACGCCTTTAAGAAGTATTCCGAACAATGCAACATGGAGTATGATGAATCCTGTGCAATGGCTATGGGGGATCTCAAGCGTGAACTTGAACAGGGATTCCAGTCTCTTGAACTGAAGCTCAACACTGTTCCGTGTTCTCGCGGTGACTTCGCTTTCACTACGCTTACCTTTGGTACGTGGGATGTCATGATGGACGACCTTAATAGAGACATCATGCGTATGATTGGGGAGACTGTCCTTAAGACTCGCATGAAGGGACATGGAGGTAAACAGGTGGTGTTCCCTAAGCTCGTCTTCCTCTATGATGAAGATAAGATCAAGGAAGATGAGGATCATAAGGAGCTCTTTGAACTTGCTGTAAAGTGTTCTAGTCAGTGCATGTACCCTGATTATCTTAGTCTCAACCATGGTAAGGTTGCAGACATCTACAAGCGTACTGGAGCTATTACCTCTCCAATGGGATGCCGTGCATATCTCACTGAATGGCACGATAAGAATGGCAAGGCTATTACTATTGGTAGATGCAATATTGGGGCAGTGTCTTTGAATCTCCCGCTAATCTGGCAGGTTTCTAAGAAGGAAGACAAGGGCTTCTTTTATGTCCTTAAGGATCGTATGGAAGTCATTAGAGAGTTCTTTAAGAAACGCTATGATGCTATCCGCCATACTAAAGCTTGCACTAATCCCATGTGTTTCACTCAGGGTGGCCTCTATGGTGGTAATCTGAAGCCTGAAGATGAGATTGGTAGTCTTACTGAATACATGACTGCATCCTTTGGAATTACTGCTTTGAATGAGCTGTCTATCCTTGCTACGGGTAAGACCCTTAAGGAAGACTCTAAGTTTGCCAACATAGTAGTAGATTTTATTAACGAAAATATTGAGGACTTTAAGAAAGAAGATGGCTACCTTTATGCTCTCTATGGTACTCCTGCAGAATCTCTTTGTGGGACTCAAGCTAAGCAATACCGTGAATACACAGGAGACAATCAGTTCGGAGATTATTTCACGAACTCCTTCCACCTCCACGTTAGTGAAGATGTAACCCCTTTTGAGAAACAGGATAAAGAGTATGAGCTTTTTCACAAATGTAATGGTGGCCACATTCAGTATGCACGAGTGGATAACCCTGATAATGTCGATGCAGTTAAAGCCCTTGTTCAGAGAGGTATGTCGATGGGTTTCTACCAAGGTGTCAACTTTGATGCAGCTTATTGTGAAGACTGTGGTTCTCATAGCACTAATGTTGGCAACACCTGTCCTCATTGTGGCTCTCACAACCTCTCTATTATTTCTCGTGTTTGTGGGTATTTGGGTTACAGTAATGTCAATGGAAAATCTAGAATGAACGATGCTAAAATGGCAGAGATCAAAGATAGGAAGAGTATGTAAGTATGAACTACTCCGGAATCAATACCTGTGATTCCACCAATGGTGATGGGCTGAGGGTGTCCTTATTTGTCTCTGGATGCTCTCTCCATTGCAAGGGTTGCTTTAACAAGGATGCTTGGAATAAGAACTACGGTAAGGAGTTCACTGAGGAGACTATGGATACCCTCCTAGAGGCTCTCAGAAGCCCTTGGATCGAAGGACTAAGCATCCTTGGAGGTGACCCCTTGGAACCCTACAACGTGCCCTCAGTGAGCCGTATAGTGACCATTGTGAAGGGGTTGTACCCTGAGAAGACTATTTGGATGTGGACAGGCAGGAAGTATGAACAAGTTAAAGATTTAGCACTCCTTAAGAATGTGGATGTGCTTATTACTGAACCGTTTATTGAAAGGAAGAAATGTTTTGGAAAATACTATGGATCAAGTAACCAACATGTCTATAAGAGAACTTCAGTGGATGCTGTGGGTTTTCTTAGAGATGACTCACTCTAAGAATCAAATTGAACGAGACAAGGCTCAGAAGCTTTACAGAAAGTTCATCACTGAGGAATACAAGGAATTGCTTGCTGAGGAGCCTTGTACTGCTAATGACTTTAAGGAACTCTGTGACCTTATCTGGGTGTGTGTCCAGTATGCTAATACCTGTGGTTATGACATTGAGGCAGGTATGAATGAGCTTGTTAAAGAGTATTCTAGCAAGCTTTGGGATGATAAAGGCAACTTCTGTGCAACCTATAGGGAAGATGGAAAGCTCCTTAAGGGTGCTCATTTTAAGAAGGCTAACTTTGAGAAGTTGATGCATAGTGGCTGAGGAACAGCGTGGCTGATGAACAGAACAATATCCTAGAAAACTTGGCACAAATCGCTCCATCAGTGGCAGTGTCTAGTGCTGTTATTCTGGGGTTACCTTTAAGTGATTGGGTCTACATTGTTACTATTGTCTATACATTTGTTGGTATTTGCACGATGATTAAGAAGCACTGGATAGACCCTTGGTTAGAGAAGAAGAAAAAGAAATGAAATACAACGATCTTGAAGAACTATTGGGCAACCTCCAGAATGAGTTGCTTAACAATATGCTTGAAGACCTTAACAACCCTGAGAAGAGATCTCCACAGCTCTACAATGCTATCATTAAGGAGCTTGAACGTAATGGTATTAACTGCATCCCTAAAGCAGGTGATGGAGACGAGAATGCGCTTAGCAGACTCCTGAAGGCTACTAAGCAGAGATTTGAGGAGGACTATGGCTCAAGCATCAACTAAGGAAGCAGAGCTTCTTTTACCTTATTATGAGAGCTTTCCTCTCTTTACTGCTCTTGTGTGGCGTGCAATTGGTCTTCCGTCCCCTACTCCGTTGCAGTCTGATATTGCAAAGCTACTCCAAGATCCCCCTAATGACCGTATGATCCTTATGGGTTTCCGAGGTGTAGCTAAGTCATTCATTACTTGTGCATATGTGGTGTGGTGTCTTTGGAGAGACCCTCAGCTGAAGATTATGGTTGTCTCAGCTAACAAAGAAAGAGCTGATGCTAATGCTACCTTCATTAAGAAAATCATTAATGAACTCCCTTTCTTGGATCACCTAAAGGCTCGTGAAGGCCAAAGAGATACTCAGAACCTCTTTGATGTCGGCCCTGCTAAACCCGACCATTCACCTTCAGTGAAATCAGTGGGTATTAAAGGTCAGCTTACTGGTTCACGTGCTGACATCATTGTAGCAGACGACGTTGAGGTGCCAAGCAACTCCTTTACTCAGGTTCTTAGAGATCAGCTATTTGAGCTCGTCAAAGAGTTCGATGCTGTCATTAAGCCTGGTGAAGGAAAGAAGATCCTCTATCTGGGAACCCCCCAGAACGAAATGTCCCTCTATAACGAGCTACAGGAGCGTGGCTACACTGCTGTAATCTACCCTGCTAGGTACCCCTATGATGACGCTCATAGAGCCTCCTATGGCGATAGATTGGCCTCTATCATTGCTGACAAATACGACAAGGATCCTAAGCGTTGGGCAGGTAAGCCTACAGATCCTACAAGATTCTCTGAGGAAGACCTACAGAAGCGTGAGTTGTCCTATAGAAAGGCTGGCTTTGCTCTTCAGTTCATGCTTGATACAACCCTATCAGACGCTGATAAATACCCTCTGAGGCTTCGTGATATTCTTGTAGGTATGTTCCCCTTAGATGAAGCCCCGATGAAGATTACGTGGCTCCCTGACCCATCTAAAAGGGTTCCGGTGTCTGAAGCTCCTGTGATGGGACTTAAGGGGGACTCATACTTCTACTACCACACTGCATCGGGGGAGATTCAGCCTTATTCCTATAAGATGATGTGTATCGATCCGTCGGGCCGTGGGCGTGATGAGTCGGGCTATGCAGTCTTATATTATCTTAATGGATTCATCTACGTTATGGAAGTAGGTGGATTCCTTGGAGGATACTCGGATGTAGTACTTAACAAACTAGCTAAAGTAGCTAAGAAGTACAGTGTTAATGAAGTGGTCATTGAAGGTAACTTTGGTGACGGGATGTACCTTAAACTCTTTGAGCCAGTCTTAAAGAAAACTTACCCTAACTGTGGACTAACTGAAGTCAAATCATCAGGTCAGAAGGAGCTTAGAATCATAGATACGTTAGAGCCCGTAATCTCTAACCATAAGATGTGTGTCTCCCCTGAATGCATCAGAAATGACTTCTCTACTATCCCTGAATCAGATTACAAATATGCTTGCTTTTACCAACTTACTCGTATCACTGCTGACAGGGGTGCCCTTGTTCATGATGATCGTTTGGATGCTCTGGCAATCGGAGTTAAATACCTTGTGGACTTCATGGGTGTCGATGCGGACACTGGTATCGAGGAACTTACTGAAGAGTGGTTAGAGGACTCTATGGAGTCTTTCTATGGATTCGTAACTAACCATGTTGGTGGTAGTGTGCTCGTTACTGAAGACACTAAGTCTGGCTCTAGAAACACCTCAAAAGGTATCAAAAGAGAGACTTCAGGATACAAAATTAAGTAGAAATACTAATAAGTGATACCAAAAGTATTCTTTATTGGTGTATATTCTAGACACCTGAAAGAATATAACGTACTATTATAGACAAAAACACGTTCTGAATATAACGTACACTCTTAGAGGGGGCTGGGAAAGGTTATATATAGGTGTATATAGCTCATATCCTAGCTCTACTAAGATAAAGGTATTATCTACTAGAGTCCCTTATAGGTATACTGAAGGTTAACCTATAGTCCCCTTATGGGGATACTTAGGTTCCCTTATGGGAATCCTGTGGTGAACCTACAGATCCCTTATAGGGATGATCACTAATAACATCATTAACAATTATAATAACAAGAACATAGATGAATTGGACTAAGAACAAGGCTAGTACAACTAGCAAGGTGTTTATCATCATAAAGATAATCATCATCATTGTCCTATTTATCATGTCATTGATGAATGGTGACTTAAGTATGATTGATGCTATCCTTAGGACTCTTGTGAGTTCCTTATAGGGTACCTTTAAGTTTTCCATAGTGTAAAGTGTGTATCCTAGGTTGTGTTCAACAACACTGTGTACCATAACTAGCCCTAGACTCTCCCTTAAGTGTGGATTGTCTGGGGCTTTTTTTTCGATTCCTGTGCTAGCTCTGCTAGCTGTGCTAGTATCCTAGCTGTGCTAGCTCTGCTAGCTGTGCTAGTATCCTAGCTGTGCTAGTATCCTAGCTGTGCTAGCTGTGGAT